CTTCCACTCCATTTACGTTCTATTAGTGAATAAATTGCTACTGCTACAATTGGAAAACAAATGATGATGCTAATTGGAAACCACATCAGATACAACATCCGTTGTATTCTCAATCTGATATATAACCGCTTTGTCCATCGCACCAAATAGCTTTTGGATGACCGATAAACGTGGGTTCTTTCCGTTTTCGATTCTGTTGATTGATACATAACTAATACCTGATTTTTGTGCAAGTTGCTTTTGCGTTAGGTTAAGTTTGATTCTTTCTTCTTTCAATAATTGTCCGATCATATTTCTGATTGTTTAATGACTTCTTTTGTCTTATTGGCTTTGTGTTCCTTTATGAACTCATACCATTGGATTGCTTGATCTTCTTTGCTTGTTCCTGATCCTGTTACATACTGCTCATCAAGTTTTACATAATACCAATGTTCGCCAATGAAGTTTGTTTCTTTAATTAGTTCGATTTTCATAATAGTTGGTTTTTACAAATATAACAAATAATTTAATTGATTTCTTCCTGTCTGAATCTTTTTTCTTCCTTATGTCTTGCATAATAACTATCACCACGTAATTCAGGTTGTTCTTCCTGTATCTTCTGCCTTGACCTTCGGATTGATTCAGGGTTGGATAATTTGCCTTCAGAAAATATTTTCAGGAATTCGAATGCGTTTGCCTTGTCTTTACCCATCGTGGTTAATTCCCTCCACCAAATGTTTGCTATCAATGCCTGATCATTGTCCCTTAAATGATCTTTGTGGATTAGTAAATCAATAATAACTTCTTTGTTATGTAGTTTCATAAGCAATAATTATCTTGAAGTAATCCAATAATGAATGATCCGATAATCAATGCTAAAATTAAGTTTAATATTTCTTTTTTCATAAAATTATATTGGTTTTAAAGGTTCTCCTGTTGTTGGGTTTCCATAGATGCGGATATCATTCTGGTCTATTGTCCTTATTATTCCACTATTATAAATTCTGACAATAAACTGTGGATTTGAATGAATAGAACCTGAAATAATAAATAAAGCAACTCCATATCCTAAAGGAGTTTCTACATCAAATGGGTTTAGAATTTCATGTATAGATTGAATTATCACTTTATTAAATTTTTATTTAGGTAATACTAAATTTAAATTTAATTCTTTTGCAGCATAATTAATATGCTTTTGTGTTGTTTTACTCCAATAACCAAGCTGCTTTAAATCTTGATCTTGAATTTTAGCAACATGAGTTTGATAACTTTTAATAAATGTTTCTCCGTCTACTTCAACGATTGATAGATTTTGTTTGTACTTTCTAAATTGGTTTTTCATAACTTGTTGTTTTTTGTTTTGTCATATTGACATAACAAATATAAACCTTATTTTAATACCACCAAATATTTTTTAAACTTTTTTTTAAAGAAAATTGTACCTGCCTGATCCTGCTTTGAAAGTCATGTTGTGATAGGCAAGGGCAAGTGCCATTACGCAGTCATCGTGAAAGCCTGAAGGTGCAGAATATTTAACCCCTGATGCGGAATATTGGTACTGAAATATCTCTAACTCATTGACAATCAAACCATTAGGATAACCAATTCTACCTGTTTGTATGGCAGTCTGCAACCCTGTCATCAGTTGCTGCTTTGAATTTTGGGTAAATTTTAATCCCTGAATCATCATCCCTGCCCTTTGCAAGTCCTCAAAGATCGGATCACCAACCCCTGTAGAATCGATTATAATAGGCTTTTTAGGCAATTTAAGCACCTCCTGCTTCGTACTGTGCCAATCCCTTTGAAACCTATCGAAGTACGAAACAACCCCATCAGAATCAATTCCTATTATAACTGTCCAATCGTATGACTTCGCCAAGTCAATGCCAAAATACATTGGCTCTTTTGTGCTCATTGGTCGGATGCACTTTCTGATATGTTCTGTTCCGAATGGATTGGCTGCATTTTCCATAGGGTTTGCCATGTACTCCTGCTCGAATACTGCTGCTGGTAATTGGCTTTTGGCATCCTCTATTTCCGCAGGATCAATGTAGGGATTATCGTATGTTGTATATTTGAAACTTTGCCAGTCCTTTTCGCCTGACTTCATGTACAAGCTATAAAAGTAATTCTTACCACGTGGTGTTGATAAGAACATCGCCCATCCTTTGTAATCAGTTAGGGTAGGTCTGATTGAATTTAACCACCCCTGTTCAAGGTTCGGAATGAAAGATGCTTCATCAATAATTACTCCGTTAAACTTTCTGCCTCGCAGGTTGTCTAATCGTTCCCCTGTAAAAAACTCAACCATTCCCCCATTCGGGAAATATATCTTTAAATCTTTTTTCGGATAAGGTAATGCTGATCCTAATTTTTCGTAAAACTGTTTTGCTAATTTGTAGGTAGGTGTTATGTATGCAATCTGTTGACCTTGAATTGCGGACTTTACTAACTTAATCTGACATAACTCTGACTTGCCAAATCTTCGCCCACACATAACAACGATAAACCTTGATTCAGAATTAAGGATAGGCTTTTGGTTGATATGTGCAGCACTAAACTCAATTCTCATAGTATTGTCTTGCCTTCAATGAATACCACTTCGACTTTGTTATCTGTGTTAATATCCATTTGTTCTTTAGGCTTACCATATACCCTTGTCAATAATGTTTCAAGTGAATACAGGCTGCCCTTTTCAAGGCTCTTTCTCATGGCATTGGCTATTGTTTTTTCAAGCACAGTTGCCTTCGGGTTATCCCATACCTGTTTCAGTTCTTCTAAGTCCATAGCCATCATTGCCTGTATGCTATCGTTTATTTCAGATAATTTATATCCTTGCTCCTTTAATAAACTGACATACTTTCTTGGTCTGCCTTCTCTGTTTATTCTTTCAGGATGTGTGTCAAACCCATCCCCCTTTTTTAAATTATCTAACTTGTTTGCCATCGGTTGCTATTCGGTTGTTTTAACATAAGGTTTACCATTCCTTTTGATCTGTAAACTCGGATCAAGTTTGATCATTCTATCTACTATCACTTGACAATACTTTGGATCAAATTCCACTAAATACCCTCTTCTCCCAAGTTGATGTGCTGCAATCATTGTTGTACCTGAACCACCAAACGCATCTGCAACAATATCTCCTTGTTTACTGCTATTACCAATTTGATAAGCAATTAATGGAATTGGTTTCATTGTTGGATGTTCTGTATTTCTGATCGGTCTATCAAATTCAAGAATAGTTGTTTGCTTTCTATCTGAATACCAAGCATGTGCAGCACCTTCTTTCCAACCATATAAACATGGTTCATGTCTCCATTGGTAATCCTGCCTTCCCATTACCATGCTATTTTTCACCCATATAAGACATTGTTTGACCATAATACCTGAATCAGACATAGCCTTTCTGAAATTAGCACCTTCGGAATCGGCATGCCAAACATACCATGATCCTCCTGATTTAGTATAAGATCCAAGTGCAGTATAAAAATCATATAGAAACTGATAAAAATCTCCATCTTTCATACTGTCATTTTGTATCGTCAATTTATCTTTCGTTTTACCCTCGTATGCTACGTTATAAGGTGGATCTGTTACAACAAGATCAGCCAATTCACCATTAAATAATTTTTCAAATGTATCAGTTTGTGTGCTATCTCCACAAATCAATCTGTGTTGCCCGATTTCAAATATATCTCCTAAAACTATATCTGTATTTAATTGATCTGGTATTTCATAATCATCCTCTACTGCTTCATTTTCATCTATTTTAAAATCAGGTATATCCATACCCCATTCCGTTAACTGTATAGCATCCCATTCATTTGCAATCATATCCCAATCCCATTCACCGAACCCAACATTATCTTTAATGATAAATTCTCTTTGTTGTTCTTTTGTTAATTCACTTGCCTTGATAATTGGTATCTCTTTTATTCCTGCTTCTTTACAGGCTTTTAATCTCATATTCCCACCTAATACGATCATATCATCATTAACTACAATCGGTCTTATATTCAGCATCTGTGGGAACTCCTGAATGGATTTAACAAGTTTCTTGAACTTGTCATCTTTAATTACTCGTGGGTTATTCGGGTTAGGTTTTATATCACCTACCTTGACCAAGATAATTTCTTTCTTTCCTATCATGTTTGTTAAATGATTTTTTAGCTTTACCCTTTTTTCTTTCACCAAAGGTAACTTTTATTTTATCACTACTTCCTTTTTTCATATCCTTTGATACATTTTTGCCCATTCAGTTGGGATTGCTAAATCTTTATGTTTACGATAACCTAATGCTAAAAAGAATTCATCCCATTCATTTGGTTGCTTCATGTTGATATGTCCCCATTCTTTATCGTTTGCAGCTTTATGTGGTGTGCTGCTAAATAAAATCCACTTAGGTTGTCCTTGCTCGAATAGTGCTGCGATCTCGTTGTCTGTCATGTGCTCTGCTACTTCTATAAATAGCATAATATCAACATCCTTTAATTTCTTTATTATCTTCAGTTCGGGTATATTTATTTTTAAATAGTCCCTGTGTACTTTAAACTTTTCAATGGCTTCAACTTTCAAACCATAATCCATTGCTGCCTTTGCGTATGCACCTACTCCGCATCCGTAGTCAATAACAGATGATCCGTAGCCATTTAATTGGCTGATTGTATGCTTTGCCAAATCCATAAACTGCGGATTGTCAAGTTTGATTCCATGATCTAACTCGTATTGCAGAAATTCTTTATCAGTAAATTTTTTCATAAATATCAATAAATCTTTTGTGTGTTTGTTTTAACAGTTCAAGGTACTCTTTCTTGTCCCCATACTTTTCATGGCACATCCTGCACACCGCCATTAGGTTTTCGATCTTGTCTTGATCATGTGTGCCACCCATGCCCCTGCTATTAATATGATGAATGTCAACAGCTTTATTACCGCATACTTCACATCCAATAAATTCTTCGATTCCATATCCAAAAAATTTCATGTATATCTTTGTATGCTTTTTCATTTGCTGCCATCCTGTAAAGGCTGACTTACTTCAGGTTCAACCCTTCTGTAATGTTCTGCCCACAATATTTTGGTTAAAGTTATTGATTTATTTATTATCTCTTGTTCACTTGCTTCAGTAAATAGTATGTGCAATACTTCATGTATCACTATCTCTAAATGTTTTTTAGATTTAACCGAAGGATCAATTTCGATCAACCCATCAGAATGTGCAATACCCCATGCTTTCTCTTTACCAAGTTTGCGGTATTTAATTCTAATCTTCGGTTTACTATTTCTAAGCAGCAGCTTCATCTTTCATTTGAAGTAAATCAGGTCTTTCCAATTCAGATACTTCTATTTTATGATTGCCTCGAACCTTTGCAAGTGCCCTTCTGTAAATAGTTTCTTTCACATGAATTTCTTGCAGCTTCTTTACCAAGTACACTTCCTGTTCTTCGATGCTCATTTTGTTTATTTTTTTTGGTATCATTTTTCGGTTTTAGTGTGATATTTATTACAAGTTTTACATTGATACATAACCTTCACAATTCCTGTTGCGGTTGTTCTAACTGTACTCCTTATCAAATCATCGCTACCACATTCAGGACAAGTACCACGATACGTACCAAACAAAACACCATAATGGCTCTTTGCTTCTATGTGCGTATTCAGATGCTTAAAAACCTTTTCCAAAAGTACAACATCATGTTTACAATACTTTACCATTTTTTCCATTGCCACCTTATCATTATCCATCAAGATGCTTTTCCACAAATCAAACTCTGTCTTTATTTTACTTCCGATCCCCAAATAACCTGCAATGTAATTCAGTCTGTTTGAATTAAACTTAAATTTACTTCGTGCTACTTTCAGAGTATCAATCGTTGTGTACTTTGGAAACATTTCTATTCCATGAAACAGGCATCGTGTTCTTATCCATGCCAAATCGAACTTGTCCCCATTGTGCCCCACCATTTCCGTTGCCTGATTTGCTACCTGAATAAATTCTTGCAGCATTTTTTTGTCAGATTGCTTTTTGTCCCAAGTCAATCCATAAACTTCCTTTTCATCTTCCCACTTGTAACAAATACAAATAATTGATCTTTCCTTTATTATGTTGGAATAATCAATGTTCTTTTTATATCCTGCTTCCCAAAACAATCCGATATTCGGACTTGTTTCGATGTCGAAAAATAACCGCCTTCTTTTTGTCATTTATAAGGACTGTATTTTGTCTTGCCATTCTCTTTTATGGCTCTCAAAACTTGTTTCCTCTGATTACTGTCTGCTCTGTAACTTACATGAACCCAATCAGGATTATGTTCGTTGCCAAATTCCCAAATCAATTGAT